TCGTCGGGTACTCCTCGGTGAGCTCATTTGACGGCCCGTAGATCAACCTCAGATCGCTGCAACTGAAAAATCGATGGGGCGTGGACGTCGCATACGCTTCACGTCGTTGCGCGCGCCCGGCTTATCGCGGATAGCGTCTCGAATCTCGAGTACGTGTCGCTTGCGCATGTCGGCGTATGGAAGGTCACCACAGCGAGCCGAGCCGAACTTGTAGTCGCAGACATCCTCGAGAATGGTCGATCTTCTCGCTAGCAGCGTGGCGTTAATGCTGCCCTGCACACGCCGCTTGTACTCCGCAAATAACCAATCGACTGAACCTTCCGCAGCCTGCCTCCTAAGGGCGGTATGAGACAGCTGTTCCTGTCCTGCTGGGGCAAAGGCAACGCCGAGGCGAGCACAGGCAACTTCCTTTTCAAACTCGGCAGTACCCGGCGTTTCCCGGAGGCGAACTTTCTTTTTACCGGGTGCGCGGAAGTAATATCGCGGTTCCCTGGTGCGGAAGTCGCGATCGAGGCTCACGCCTTTCGGCAGTTTGTGATCAACCTTTTTTGGCATTGTCGAAAGCATTGCCTTGCCGTTGTGCTTCGTCAAGGTCGCTCGCGACCTCGACCTTATGCGGAAGCGCTCGGAAACTCGCCCAGAGCTCGTCGATGTCCCATATGTTACGCCCTCTGAGCACGCGCGGCTGCGGCATGGTGCCGGCCTCGACCGCGCTATCGAAAAGTGAGGGGCTGATGCTCAATAGGCCAGCAGCCTGCTCACGCGTGACGCCAAATGGCTGCAGGTTCGGTGGCAACATCGCCGAGCGTCGAACGCGTTCGCCATCCATCGCGCGAACGGTCATCATTGCTCAGACCTTCGAGATGGAGGCGCTGAGACATTTTGCTTCTCCCGGACCAGCTTAACTTTCTTGACGTAGCCGCCCGGGTGGCGCGCACGTGCCCTTTTCTCAGCAATGAGGCTATTCCCAGCGGCTATATCGAAGGTCTTGCCATCATGGAAATGAACACGGAACTCGGGCAGGCTGGCTTGATCAGCTTTCGTATCCATCAAAACAAATCCTTCTCACACGCGCATCGGCATGAGGACAATGAGGTTTTCACGGCTGCCGCCGACACTGCGGAGCACGGCCGGGTCACCCGATGAGCCGAGGCCGATTTCGAAGCGGTCGCCCGGCAGATGCGCGAGCGCGTCGGCGACGTAGCGGGCGTTGAAGCCGATCGACAAATCTGCTTGCCCTTCAAAGGTGACCTCGTCCTCCGCTTCACCGGCGTCCGGATTGTTCACGATCAGCTTGAGGACCTGCTCGCCGAAATTGAAAAGCACGGCGCGACCGCGCTCGCCGCCCGAGACCGTGGCGACACGGTCGATGGAGGTGGAAAGCGCCTGCACATTGATCGTCGCTAGCATTTCGTGTTGCGTGGGAATGACGCGCTGATAGTCGGGGAAGGTGCCGTCGACGAGCTTCGAGGTCAGCGTCGTGTCGCCGGCGGCTATTCGGATTACGCTATCCGATACCTGAAGATGGATCGGGCCTTCCTTCGGCAGGATCTTCGAGATGACCTTGACTGCACCGCGGGGAATGATCACGCCAGGCATTGCGGCGTCGGTCTCAGTGCGAATGATCCGCTTCGAGAGGCGGTGCCCGTCGGTGGCAACGAGGCAAACGCCGTCCTCGACCGGGTGTGTGAAGATGCCGTTGAGGTAATACCGGGTTTCCTCTGTCGACACGGCAAAGCCAACATCCGCGAGCGCGGCCGCGAGTTCGGTGGCCGGCAGCGTGAGGGTGTAGGGGAGTTCCCCGACCTTCATCGTTGCAAAGTCGTCTGCCGGCAGGACAGGCAATTTGAAGCGCGATCGGCCCGACTTCAGCGTAACACCCGTCAGGCCATTCGTGCGGTCCGGCAGAAGGGCAATTTCTGCGCCGTCCGGCAGCTTGTTGACGATGTCGGAGAGCGTCCCGGCCGGAACAGTGAACGCCTCAAAGCCGCTATCGACCTCGGCCGAGAAGCGGACCGTGGCTTCGATGTCGAGATTGGTGAAGCGTGCGATCAGCTTGTCGCTGCTGGTGTTGTCCTTCTCGAAGAGAACGTTCTGGAGGATCGGGATCGTCGACCGTCGTTCGACGACACTGTTGGTAATTGCGAGGGCCGAAGCCATCGCTGCTTTCTCAGCCTTGAACATGGGGAACCTCGGGGAAAGTGGCGGCGCCAGGCGCCGCCCGTGCTGATCTCAGTCAGGCGCTCGGCATCTCGGGCGAGCCCTGGAAGTGCGGCAGCTCCGTCTCGTGGGCGACGCGTTCCAGATCGCGCATCACCTGCTGGGTGATGTGCACGTCCGGTCGGTAGAGCTGGCAAATCCAGTGGACCTTTCCTCCGGAGACGCGGTAGCGCAGCCGCACTGGAATGCGCGCCGGGTCTCCCATGAAGAAAGGGGAGATCGAGAGAATGAACATGCCGGGCACGGTGAGCTTGTTTCCCTGAGCGTCGCGGTGCTCTTCGTCCCAGGTGATCTCGCCTTCGCCGGATTGCAGCACAACGTTGTTTTTGACGCGGGTCTCGGCATGCACCTGCAGGCCTCGGGAGAGGGCTACGAGCTCGTTGGGATAAGCGACCTTGAAGCCGAACTTGCCTCGGAAGTCCTCGGCCTCGAAGCTGTCCGGTGCGGAAAGCTCGGCGATGTGGTCTTCGATGAACTCTGCGAATTCAACCTGCTCGAGCGGCTTGCCGTTGATCTTGACCCAAGCCTTCCATTCCTCCGATAGCGGGAATTCATAATGGGCCCGGTGCTTGCCGTTGTCCGCGAGGCCGCCGTTCTTCGCTTCGTGGTAGTCGAAAACGGCAGTGATGGAGGGCTTCTCCCAGTTGGTCTCGGCGAAGATGGCGCTGTGCTCGGTCTTGTGGCGATCGATCAGGGAGATCAGACTCTCGAGCGTTGCCACCTTTGCGGTTCCACTCTTGCGACGTGGGTGCTCACGAAAGCGCTCGAAGAGATCCGCAACGCTGGAGAGGGCTCCAGACTTGCGGTCGACGAATACGGGGATCGTCGACGGTACGCCCGGGATAGCGGTCGAGAGCGACAGGGTCGCAATCTGTGAACCGGCGCGGTCGGAGAGATCGTGGATAGCGGCGATGTCGAGAGCGGCGCCCGTCTTGTTCTGTGTTTCAGTCATTTATCTTTTCCTTTGGAGCTGGAGAGGGGATCAGGCGCGCGTGCGTTCGCTCACGTCGCGCGGACCTGAAAACATGTCGTGCTGCTGGGGGTGCTCGGTCGAAAGCGCGCCGCTCTCGGTGACCCAATAAACCGACGACTTCCGCGCCCGCTTCGGGGTCTTGGTCGTGATGTCGGCATTGATGGTGACCATGCCGTTGGCGACAGCAAAATCGAGCTTCAGCGTCAGGTTGCCCTTGTGCACGACCTTGGGGTTGTCTTCGGACATGGCGCCGAGCTCGCCCAGTGTCTCGGTGAGCTTCGTGCTCATTTCCTGATTGAGTTCGCCGCCCTCGAGCATGCCGATGAGCGCCTGACTGTCTCGTATGATTTTCATGGGAGTCCCTCGTTAGAACGGGATGTCGTCTGCGAGCTCATGCTCGAGTGACTGGGAAGGTTGGGAGGAGGAGCGGCCGGCGGCTCGATCGCCGTCGATGCCATAGTCTTCGGGGCCATTGCCGCCGGCGCGATAGCCGGAGCCTTCGCGGCGGCCGTCGAGCATGGTGAGCGTGGCGTTGAAACCCTGCAGAACGACCTCGGTCGAGTATCGGTCCTGGCCCTGGTTGTCTTGCCACTTGCGCGTCTGGAGCTGCCCTTCGACGTAGACCTTGGCGCCCTTCTTCAAGTAATCCTCGGCAATCTTTGCGAGGCTTTCATTGAAGATGACGACGCGGTGCCACTCGGTCTTTTCCCGACGCTCGCCGGACGTCCGGTCGCGCCAGGTTTCTGAGGTCGCGATGTTGATCGTGGCGATAGGCCTACCATCCTGAGTGCGGCGCACTTCCGGGTCGCCGCCGAGGTTGCCGATAAGAATGACCTTGTTGACCGAACCTGCCATTGGTCACCTCGAAGATCTGGCCGCAGCGGCGGTGGCCGCCTGACCAATGACGCGCCCCTCGCCGATGAGGCGATAGGCGAGCTTCCGGAACTCCTCCTCGGCCCTCATCGGCGCCCATGGTTTGATGGCGCTGGTGAGGTTCGGAGGTTTCGATTTCGGGAACCGGTCGCCGGCGCGCGGGCCGAAGAGCGCAATCGCCTCGGCGCGGCACATCCTGGCGTCCATTGATTTCACCAGCGCCGCCTGCTTTTGCGTCCAGGCCTCGGGACCGGGCAGGCCGGCGGCGTAGTAGATCACCTCATCCCAGGCGGACTTGCAGGTCGCCACGGCGTCAATCATCCGCTCTTCGCCATAAAAGTGGTGGGAAGCAGATGAATAGAGTTCCTGGGAAGGCCGGGACTGGTCGCCGACAATGTACTCGTGGCCGTCATGCAGAAGGAATAGCGCGCCGTCGGCAGGCGAGCCGCCTTCATTGATGATCGCCTGGGTGCCCATGACGGAGTGCTGAGCTACCGATAGTGCTATGCCTGGATTGCGGCCGTCGAAGCGCGCGATCTTCGACAGCACGTTGCCCATTTCGAGGAAGCACACGACCTCCGGTCGAGGATCTGCGATGTCGATAACCGAGCCGTCGGGAGCAAAAGACCAGATCGGCTCAGGGGAAAGACGCATGGCTGCGGTCATCCTCACCTCCGGTCAGCAGAGGCGATGCGGCGATCGAGATCGACGAGCGCGTCAGTTACGCCGTGTCCGAGCCAGCCGATCGACATGCAGGTGACGGCAAAGACCACGAGGACAGCGCGATAGGTCCAGATCGGTGTATCGCGGATAGTGACCTGTGGCGGAGCGGCGTCCGTAAAGGGTGTGAAGTGATCCATGATCAGGCCACCCGGCGTTCGTAACGGCGGGCAACGCGCTCGATGACGGCTGGACCGTCCCGCTGGATCTCAGCGTCACTGAAGCCGCGCTGGCGAAGGTCCCTTTCGGTGCAGCCGGGACCAATCGCGAGCACGATATCTTCCATGGAATGCATCCGCTGGGCGCGGGTAGTGCCAAGAGCAACAAGCATGTGCATCTCCGGTTTGAGGGGGTTGGAGCCCTCAGGATCCGGAGCGATTGCGGCCGCCGCGCTCCCGAGGGATGGCGGCGAAGATAATTCGGTATATGTACCACGTCAACAACGAATAGGTATATGTACCGATTTTTGTTTAAGCCGTAAGATTGTGGCGTTTGGTATGAAAACCGCTTCTGCTTGTGATTCGGCAATAAAAAACCCCGCCGGAGCGGGGTTTATATCGTGCCTCGGATCGGCTCTCACATGTCTATGTAGGATCTTCCGACGCGACCAAAGACGCGAGGGATATTACCGTCCTCTATGAATATCGGCTCATGGTTAGGGTTCGTCGAGACAGGCTCGAAGCGGGTCGGGCTCTGGCGATACCGTTTGTAGGTCGCGCCACCTTCGCCGTCCTCGATCACATAGCAGGCGTTCGGGATGAGCCGTTTGTCGCGACGGTTGACCAGAATGATCGACTCGGGCGGGGAGATCCTATCCATAGAATCGCCGTCGACCTTCAGTGCGACCCAATCGCCTGGCGGAAGGCCCGCAACGGCAATTTTTTCAAAGTCGTCCGTCGGCATGACCGCGTCCGATGCAGCGAAAGCGCCGGCGCTCACCCACGAGATCTTCGGCACGGTCAGTGTCGAAGACGTATTGGGCACATCGTCGAGCTCCTCCGGACCCGCTTCATAGGCGAGCCATTCCGGAGTGGTACGCAGCGCCGGAGCGATGAGGCTCAGGGTCTCGATGCGCGGCATGGCGCCGCGGCGCCAGTTGCGGATCGTCCCGACCTTGGCGCCTGCCGCTTGCTCTGCAGCGTGCTCCGACAGCCCGAGCTTCTCGCGGCGAATGCGCACGCGGTCGAGGATTTGTTCAAGTGTGTTTGTGGTCACCATTGCATCCATATCGGTAAATATACCGCATTTGAGAAAAATTGCGATGGGTACATAGACCGTTGACAATTCGGTATATGTACCACATAAGGGCTACATGAAGATCATCGACACTCTACTTTTGGTATCGGATGCCTTCTGCGCCTCTACGGGGATCGCGGAAGCGACGCTCTCTTCACGCGTGTTCAATGACGGCAAGCGACTTGCCGCGGTACGGGCCGGTAAGGATATCGGTGCTCGGCGTGTCGAACGCGCGATGCGCTGGTTCTCCGAGAACTGGCCGGAAGGTGCTGATTGGCCCCTTCTTGTTCCTCGCCCCGCTTCTGTTCTGGAGGCTGCGGAATGAACATCCCTCTCTCAGATTTGCGGCGAGGATTTGGCCCCTGCGCCTCGCTGCAAGGCGGGAGCCGCGCAATCCTCCCGCGCGCTCCCGCCACCGTTTTCCGTTCTGCGTACCCATGCGGTCCTCCGTGATCTGCTGACGGACTGAACCTCTCACCCTCGACGCCTTCCCGCCATGGGAAAACCCGACCGGATTTCCCGGCCCGGGAACGTGCTTTTCATTGCCTGGAGACCTGCATGTCTGTTTCCGAAACGTGGAACTATCGCATCAAGGCCGCTCAGAGAGATCTGATCAAACGCGCTGGCGGGATCGAGCGGGCGGCTGAGCTTACGGCCTTCTCGAAGAGCCAGGCTGGCCGTTGGAACAATGCGGCCGATCCGGACCTCATGCCGTTGGTCGCTGTGGTGGTCCTGGAGGCGGATACGGGAGCCGCCCTCGTTACCGCGATCATGGCGGAAATCAATGGGCGCAGGCTTAGCGATCCGGAGGAGGAGAAGCGTGGTCAAGCCACCGTGTTCGCCACCTTCGCAGAGGCAAAGCGCCACGATGCCGAGCTGACCCATTCCTTCTCGATGGCGATCGCCGACGCTTACATCTCTTCATCGGAAGCGGAGGTGGCTGACCGCAAGGCCGCGGCTCAGATCGAGGCACTGACTGAATTCAGGGCCTCTCTTGCGGCGGTCAAGGCGCAAGGCGGTTCCAAAGCCGGATTGAGGGTCGTTGGCGATGACTAATGGCCCCTTCGAATTCCTGGACCGCTGCAAGTATGTCGAGGCGGCCGCTCGCGAGATGTTGATGACGAGCCTCTTCGATCTGATGGAGGCGGCAGAATGAGCGAGGACGTCCGCCTCTATATTGTGACCGACGATCCGGCGCGGGCGTGTCTTGCCGTCATCGGCTGCCATCTCACCGAGCTCCCTCCGATCTTTTGCATCGTGACCGGACCCGAGCAGATCGCCGCCATACCTAACGGTGCGCGCTGCATCGGACACTGGTTCTCGTGGAAAGTCCGCCGTCCTTCGCGTGCTCAGATGGCTTGGGAGGAACTTCGCGCGCGCGCCGGTGATCGTCGTCCCATCGGCTTGGACGACAAGTTCTTCCAGCTGATCGACGAGTGGAACGCCAAGCGCCGCAAGGCGGAGAGCGAGCGGCTCGCTTCGATCGTTGCCGAATACGTCACGGACAATTCCCAAGGCGGTGCACCCGCCGAAAATCCCCAAAAACAGAGGTGGTTCTGATGTTGCTGTTCGCCGAGATTGGACTCGATGCGGCCCGCTTTGCCGCGATGGCGCCGGAGCTTCGAACAGAGGCCGTCCTGCTGGCAATGGAGCGTGGCAAATCCGCTGCGGAGATAGCGAGGGCGGTTGGCTCTACTGCATCCGAAATCCGTCAGATCGCAAGCGCGACATATCTCTTCCAGCTGAACGCGGATCGGACCAGGCCTGCCGACGTCGAAGACGAGCGGCCGAAGCACACGGGCGGGCGCCCTTCTGGCACTGGCACGGCGTTCAAGATCCTCGATCTTCTCACCGAGGCCGGAGCCTACGGTCTGGCGGCGAATTCAGAATCGTTGGCGAAGACACTCTCCGTCTCCGAGCGTCAGGTTCAGCGCGCCATGAACCGTCTGCTCGGCGAAGACTTCATTGTTCGCCTGAAGGCCCCCTCCGAAAGATCCCCGGCAGTCTGGACCATCACGGCCGATGGCAGGAGCGTCAGAGACGAGGTCGCGGCGAGGCAGGGTCGATGAGAGAGGGAGCCGCTCGCATCCTCCTCGTCGTCGCCCCCTCGATCATCGAGTGTTATCGCACGGTGCAGTGCTTCGGAATCGACCTCGGCGAACACGCCGGGCAGCTCCGATACATCAGCCGCCCCTATTCGCTGATCGGTTGGAAACGGGGCACGCCCTTCGTCACCCGCGACCGTGACTCCTGGTCCACCGAAGCCGGCATTGCACTCGATCAGGCGCTTTGGGCGCTGACCCGATCGGGCCAGCTTCGTATCGCCGGCGAACACGACCTGGCGCCGCTGCGCCGGTGCTTAGTGGCCGCGGCTCTCGCCAAATCGAGCCCAGTTCCGAGGATTTCGCAAGGATGAACGTGAGCATCGATGAATTTGTTGAGCGCGCAAAGGCGGTTACCGTCTCTCAGGCCGCCGCGCTGCTGGGCTATAAACTCGGCAAACAGGAGTATGCTGGGCCATGCCCAAGATGCGGGCAGGGCACGGATCGCTTCTCGATCAATGCGGGAAAGCAGGTCTTTAATTGCCGCAGCTGCGGCGGAGGCCGGGATGGTATCGGCCTTATGGCACATGTCCATGACCTCGACCTGAAGTCGCGGACAGGGTTTCTGGAGGCGTGCTCGGCCGCTCTTGGCAATGAGCCGATACCTGAAGGCGGTGAGCGCGAAACCAATGAAGAGCGGTCGGTTCGCTTGGCGAGGCTCGCCAATATCAAGGCTCAAGCCGCGAAAGATGCGCAAGAAGCTGCAGAGAAGCAGGCGGCGTTTCGTGAGCGCGAGGTTAACAAGGCGCGTGGCATCTATCTCGGCGCCACCGTGATAACCGGCGAGCATGGGCGCGTGTTGCGCGAGTATCTGCGCCGGCGAACCGGCTTTACGATGCCGCCGGGCGTTTTTGAGAATGTCCGTTTCAGCGCCAGGCACACCTACTGGCAGAGGGATGAGTTCGGTCGGCAGGCGGAGCATTACTGCGGGCCGGCGATGATCGCTCCGTTCGTCACGCTGGAAGGCAGGATCACAGGCTGCCACGAAACGTGGATCGACCTTTCCTGCGGCCCCAAGTTTCGGCCCGATCTCGGCCTGGACGAGAAAGGAAACCGGCTGGCGACGAAAAAGATGCGCGGCACGAAGAAGGGCTCGCTCATTCCGATCCATGGCGGCATGACCTCCCTTCGCTGGGTGATCGGCGAAGGTATCGAGACCGTTGCTGCTTTCGCCTCGGCCGAGGGCTGGCGGGCGGACACGTTCTATTGCGCTACGGGCGACCTCGGGAACCTTGCCGGCCCGGCAGATCGAGAATCGTGGTTTTACCACGACACGCTCACCAAGGAGGATGCGAGCGGCCGCGCGATGCCAGTCCGTGTTCAGGGGCCGGTACCGAAGGCCGATCAGCTTCCTACCGATGCGGTGCAGGCGCCATCACACGTGTCGGAGATCCTTCTCCTTGCTGACGGCGATAGCGAGCCGGTTGCCACCGCGGCTGCCATGGTCCGCGCTGAAACCAGGCTCGCCGCACCGGATCGACTGGTCCACACGTGCTGGCCGCCGGCTGGGGAGGACTTCGCCAGTGCGATCTCCAAAGCGATGTTCCTGGAGGCCGCAGAGTGAGCGATACGAAATCGAAGCCGGGCATTCCGGAGACTGTCCGCCGGATGATCGCGCTCGCGGGCGCCCAGCGTTCGGGATATGCCGGAAACCCGGACCCTTTGATCATTAGTGAGCCGGAACACGAGATAGAGCCCCTTGTGCTCTCGCCGGAGGAAATCCGCGAGGAATGCAGCCGTGAGCCGGAAACCGACATCGGCAATGCGAGAAGACTGCTGACGCGGTTCGGCGACAAGATCATGCACGTCACCAATGTCGGTTGGCACGGCTACACCGGAACGCGGTGGCTCGAGGATGCGTCCGGCGCCGTCGTTCGCGCCTTTGCCCATCAGACGGCGGAGGCAATTGATGACGAGGCGATCAACCTCGATTGCTCCCTGGACGAGCAGGCAAAGATTGAGGCCGGTCGACTAGCGCTGGCAAAGATGAAGGACATGGGGAAACCGCCCTCGGTTAGCGCGGAGGTTGATGACGAGCGCGTCAAGGAACTCGACAAGCTGATCGCCGAAATGGTCGAGGCGGAGAAGGCGAAGATCCGCAGGGGGTCGCCGAGCAAGAAATGGGATGACGAGGAGCATGCCGAGTTTCAGCGGCTCAAGGACGTGATCAAGGTCGGGAGGCAGGCCGAGCGTGAAAAGAAAAAGATGCTCGATGCCACTTCCTCATGGACCGCAGAGCAATACGAGGAATATGCGAAGCTTTCCGATATCGTCGATGCGATGGACAAAGTTCAGGGAGATCGGGCCGGGCGTATCTCGTCGCGCCACAATCATGCGAAGAGCTCGGCCGGGACGTCGAAGATCAACAACATGCTCACCGAGGCTATCCCCTATGTGAGCAAGGAAGTGAACGATCTCAACCGCGATCTCTATGCAGTGAATTGCCGCAGCGGCACGTTGCGCTTCTTCTGTGCCGAGGCGGATGGGCCGCGCATGTGGCAGGTGCGATGTGACCGGCATCGATCATCGGACTTCATCTCCAAAGTGGCCGAGATCGACTTTGATCCTGCCGCGCAGGCGCCGCTCTTTCAGCAATTCCTCCAGCGCAGCATGCCGAACCCGGATTATCGCGCATTCCTGCAGCGGTACGCCGGATATTGCCTGTTGGGGATCACGGTCGAGCAGTGCCTGCTGTTCTTCTATGGAGCCGGGCGAAACGGCAAATCCACCTTCGTCGACCTGATGGTAGACGTTTTGGGCGATTATGCCGTGTCGATGTCCATCGACAGCTTTGCCGGCGACAGCAAGCGCGCTGGCGCGGAGGCGACGCCCGATCTTGCCCGCCTCCCTGGTGCGCGCCTCGTAGCAGCCTCGGAGCCGGAAATGAGTGTCCACTTGAAGGACGCCCTTATCAAGACCTTGACCGGCGGCGAGCCGATCGCCGTGCGGCGGTTGCATCAGGACTTCTTCGAGCTGGTGCCGCAGTTCAAGATTATCCTGTCGGGGAACCATAAGCCCATCATCCGCGACGACAGCGACGGTATCTGGCGCCGCGTCCACCTGGTGCCATGGGAGGTGCAAATCCCTGAAGCGGAGGTCGATCGAGATCTTCCGAGAAAGCTGAAACAGGAGAAGGCTGGCGTCCTTGCCTGGATGGTCAAGGGAGCGCTGGATTACCTGCAGAGAGGCCTGCAGGTGCCCGAAGGCGTCACGGCAGCAACCGCGGAATACCGGGAGGAGAGCGATCCCATCGGAGCCTTCCTGCGGAACGCCTGCCATGTAACCGGCAAAGACATCGATCGCGAGACGCCGGAAGAGCTGTTCAATGCCTATGTGCGATACGCCAAGCGCGAGGGCCTCTCGGAATTCAAGCAGGCAACCTTCTCCAAGCGACTGCCAGACCAGACACGTAAGAGCTGGAAAGGGCAGGACGGGCTAATGCACCAATTCCGTAAGGGGAAGAGCGGCACGACCGTCTATTATGGCATCGTGGTTCGCGATGAATTCCGCTCGACAGGGCAGGGAGAGGCGGCCGCTTCGCCTCCGCCCGGGCGATTTGCCAGCGATGAGCCCTTCCCGGAGGACTTCTGATGCGCTATGCCGAAAAAACCCGAACCCTTTGTGGTGATTTGCGGCCATCGCGAGCTGCATCGTCCCTGCCAGATTTTCTTCGGTGGGACGGAAAACGGGACGATAGGGACGATAAAATTCAGCGTCCCTGCTTTGCGTCCCAATCAAAAGGTGCGGAGTTTCAACGACTTGTGACGGTAGGGACGCTAGGGACGGAAAATCCCGGGTTCTTATGATGCGCGTAAGAAAAGTGCATTGAAAATTCCTCATCAATAAAAAAATCCAAACAGCATCGCATGTGCATGCGTAACTCTAAATTACCGTCCCTAGCGTCCCTACCGCCCCTATCATTGTAAATTGATCAATGTTTTCAATGAACCCGGGAAATCAGGTTGGGACGGAAACTTCCGAAATAGGGACGGAAACCTGAAATTTGGGACGCAAGGACCCTCGCCATGAAACAACTCGGCATTGAAGAGCTTCTCACCTGGGCATTTACGCAGGAACTGTGCAAGGTCGGGGCGACTGGAGCCTCTCCGGCAGGTTACAGCGACGCGTGGAGCCTGATGGTCGAAATGGCGTCGCTTGGCACGCTCGTCGATCGCAGCCCGAACAGCTATGGCGTGATCCCTGATTTCATCGTGACGGATGACCCTCATCCTGACGCGCTGCTGGTCGGCGACGCGGTGAAGTCCCTTGCGCGCCGCGGCGGTTTCGAGATTGCCGAGGGATGGAACCCCTTTCCGGAGTGGAGCGACGAGCTTGGCCTGATCGCGGCCGACGTTGCAGCCGCCATCCGGCAGGCTTTGTCGAGGCGGGACGCTTTGAACGGTCGCCACGTCGTCAGCCTCGTCGCAACGCATGCCATCCTGAAGGCCGGGCCGGATTGGCACGCCGACGAGCCGCAGGTCCATATGGTCATGCATCGGGGAAAGCCCGCCTGGTTCGTGCAGGCGAAGGCGAAGGACAGCTTCGGCAAGATGCGATGCTTTGAAGCTGACGGCTACGATCAGCGCAAAAAGCGCCCCATGAAGGGCGCCTACCGCAAATACGAGCTGTCGCACTCGCTGGCGTCCGCTGCGCTCTCCAGACTGGACTGGCAACTGTGGCAGGACGCGCTTCTGGTGCTATATACCGAACTTAAGGGGCGCTTGTCGGTCGTTGATTTGCTGCCCTTCGTTCCGAACCGGCAGCCATGGGTGCGAAACACACGTGTGGCAACGTCGTCACAACATATTGAAAACGCCTAGCTTTTTTCTCGAAATCACCCCTTGAATTGCGTCAGTCGGTTGACATACCTTCGAGCCTACAGAATTCGGTACATGAACCCGATTCGGCAAACGCCGGGCGGGTTTCGCATTTAGCGATGGAGGCGGCCATGCACCCCGGCGCTGTAATGGCGCCAGACGAGAGAAGCCGATGATGGATGCTCAGATCAAAGTCGATCTTCGGGAGTTCAATCGATCCCTGACGGACATCGAGCGAAAGCAGCTTCCCTATGCCATTATGCTCACGCTGAACGAGACGGCCAAGGGTGGTCGCCTCGAAGTCCAGCGAGAGATGGATCGGGTCTTTGACCGGCCAACGTCTTATGCAAAGCGTGGGGTCGTTTATGACCGTGCATCGCGGCAGAACCTGAGGGCGGCGGTTGTCGTGACCGGTGACCGAACGAAGGGCGGCTTGCCTGCGACGGCATTCCTCGGGCCGCAGATCGAAGGCGGCATGCGCACCCATAAGGCCTTCGAGCGGCAGCTCGTCGACCGTGGATTGATGCAGCGGAACCTGGTGGCCGTGCCGGCAAAGCGGGCGCCGCTCGATCGCTACGGCAACATGACGCAAGGGTTTCTGAACCGTGTCATGGCTGACCTGCAGATCGACTATCGCGGTGCTGGTGCGAGCCGTACCCGCACCTCGTCGTCGCTCAAGCGGAACAAGAACTACAAGAACGCGCGGTTCTTCGTGCCGAAGCAGCCTTCGCATCTCTACCCGGGCGTTTACCAGCGTGATCCGGCAACGAATGCCATCCATCCGGTGATCCTGTTCCTGCCTCAGGTCTCGTATCGCATCCGCCTTCGCCTGCGCGAAGTCGTCGAGCGGTACGTGGTCGCTAACGTCCACGATCATTTCGCCGTCGCCTTCCAGTGGGCGGTTCGGACTGCGCGATAGGCCGCTCCGACGGTTCATGGGTCCTTCCTGGCATCCGCCCGCCTGCGGGTATTTGGCACGGCGGAGGTTGTCCAGTCTGAGCGATTTTTTGAAGCCTAAAGTCAGAGCCTAAACTAAAGAGCCGGGCTAAAGAACGAGCGTTCCTAAAGATGAGCCTTGCAGCTGACATCATGACGAAGAGCGCGTTTGCGGCTCATGTCGGCGTCAGTGCCGGGCGCATCTCGCAGTACATCGCCGAGCGGAAGATCTTCGGCGATGCGCTCGAAGGCGAGGGGCGGAACGCGAAGATCCGCGCATCGGTTGCGGTCGAGCAGTTGCGCAAGACCCTCGATCCCGCGCAGCGGTTCGGAGCGAACGGCGCGGCGACGCGATCGGCGCCGGCGCCGGTTGCTTCCGAGCTGTCGTCTGATGTGCCGGAGAAGCCGAAGGCACCTTTGAAGCCGACCGTCATCGTCGACCCGTTCATTGACGAGGTCGCGGCCGAGAAGCTGAAACAGCAAAAGATCACCACCGCGCGCATGGAGCGCGAGGAAGCGCTCGAGCTCGGCCGGTACATGCTGACCGACGATGGTCGGCGAGAGATGGTCAAGGCCGTGGCCGAGGCGTTCAAGGTCATGGAGCAGGCCATCCCCGAGATGGCGAAGGCGATCGCCGCGCAGTTCTCGGTGTCGACCCATGATGCGACCCATGTGCTGCTGAAGTCCTTTCGGGACCATCGGGCCAAGAAGGCGCGCGACTTTGCCGACGCGGCGGCCGAGTTGGACGAGCATGTCGAGGACGAACAGCAATGACCGTGCTGTTCAATCCCGAGCGGCTGGCTCTCAGCGTGCTTGCCGAGATCTGCGAGCCGCCGCCGGCAGTCGATTATCTCGACTGGGCGAAGCGGAACATCGTGTTCTCGGAACGCATCACGGACCATCCGGGGCCGTACAACGAAGACCTGGTGCCGTTCTTCTCGGAGATCCTCCGGGCGTTGTCGCCGGAAGATCCGTGCAACATCGTCAGCCTGGCGAAGTCGGCGCAGATCGGCGGCACTATCTGCGCCAACATCTTCACGCTCGGCTCGCTCGACATGGCGCCCGGCGATTTCCTCTATGTCCACCCGACCGAGGAGAACGCCGCCCGCTGGTCGAAGACCAAGCTGATGCCGCTGGTGCGCGAGATGCCCGGGATCGCCAAGCTGTTCTCGCAAAACAGCCGCGATGCGAGCAACTCGGTGCTCTACAAGGAACGCATCGACGGTCGCGGCGCCATCCAGGCGGCCGGTGCCAACTCGCCGGCGGGCCTGTCGATGATCTCGCCGCGAAAGCAGGTCCAGGACGATCTTGCCAAGTGGCAGATGAACGAGGCCGGCGACCCAGAGGTCCAGGCGGACAGCCGCAGCAAGGCATTCTTCAACGGCAAGATCTTCAAGATCTCGACGCCGATGGTGTCGCCGGGCTGCAAGATCACGTCGAACTATCAGGAAGGGACGCAGGAGACCTATCACGTTCCGTGTCCGCACTGCCACGAACTGCAGGAGCTGCGCTGGGAGAACATGCGGGATCACATCGATCCCGAGCATCCCGAGCAGGCGCATTTCGTCTGCATCCATTGCGGCTGCGAGATCCACGAGCACCATCGCGAATGGATGGTGAAGCCGGAAAACGGCGCCAAGTGGGTAGCCAAATATCCGGAGCGCGGCCGCCGCCATCGCTCCTTCCGCATCTGGATGGCCTATTCGCCGTTCGAACGATGGGAGAACCTGGCGCGCGAGTGGCTGACGGTCCAGGCCGGCGGACCGGAGAACCGGGAAAAGGGATCTGGCGCCGAGCAGACGTTCTGGAACGACTGGCTCGGGCTCGCCTTCGAGGCGGACAACAAGGCGATCGATTGGGAAGTGCTCCGCGATCGCGCCGAGGACCATGGTTTCCAGCGCGGTGTCATCCCGGCTGAGGCGCTCGCGCTGGTGCTCGGCATGGACGTGCAGGGCGACCGCGTCGAGTGGCTGCTGGTCGGCTATGGCAGGAACCGGTACCGGGCCGTGATCGACCATGGCGTCGTCGACCATCGCGCCGGCAGCCACCTGGCCGACGCAAAGGAACATTCCGGCCATATCTCGGAGCCGGAGGTTCGCGCCGCCCTCGATCGGCTGCTGCAGCGCGAATGGCTCGACGATGCCGGCCGCAAGCGCACCGCCGACCGCGTCGCCATCGACGGCAACGCCTATACCGACGACGTCTGGAACTGGGTTCGCAAGCATCCGAAGTCGCGCGTCATCATGGCTCGCGGCGGCAATACGGAAGCAGCGCCGCCGATCGTGCAGACGAAAGAGTATGACCGGAAGGGTAAGCCGAAGAAGCAGAAGTGGTCGTCCCGCTTCTTCACCTTCAACGCCTCCGCTTTCAAGATCCGGCTCTATCGGGACTACAAAAAAGACGATCCGGAGCAGGCGGGCTACATCCGTTTCGCCCGTGGCTTCGGAGACGATTTCTACCAGCAGGCGACATCGGAAGCCCGCGTCCCGGAGAAGACCCGGAGCGGTCACACCCGCTACGTCTGGAAGCTCGCCGAGGGCAAGCGCAACGAAATCATCGACATGCTCAATCAGAGCCTGGCCGGTGCTTATCGCTGGGGCGTGCCCTATTGGACCGATGAGGAATGGGACGCGATCGCCGATCGGCTGGGGCGGCTCGAAGCGCCGCAACAGGGCGACCTCGAGGATCATCTGAACCAGATCGCCGTCAAGACCGAACCTGCTGCAGGCGAGAGCGCCGCGGCAGAACAGCAATCGCCGCTCGTCGCCGCCGCCCTCGCGCGCGCCGCCCGGGCAGCGCAGCGGAACCGCTAGGAAGATCCATATGGCACTGACCGAACAGGAACGCGCCGTGCTTCTGGCACGGCTCGACGAAGCACGTGAGGCCTTGCACCAGATGGAGATCGGCCGCGCCGAGGTCTCGCTCAGCTACAACGGCGAGAGCGTCACCTATGCCGCGACCAACATCGGCGCGCTTCGCCAGTACGTCCGCGACCTCGAGGCGAAGCTCGGCCTTCGCCGCTTCGCCCGGGCGCGCAGCCGGGGAGTGATCTTCGGATGAGCAGCGAAGTCACCATCCTAGGCCCTGACGCGAAACCGCTTTCGCCGGCGGTCCGCGCAGCTGCACGCGTGCAGGTCGCGAAAAACCGGCTGATGGCGTCCTCGGCCTACCAGGGTGCATCCTACGATCACCCATCCTTCGCCAAGTGGCGGCCGGGTACCTGGTCCGGTCAGTCGGCGCTCACCTGGTCGCGTTCCGAGCTGGTCGACCGGCTGAACGACGTCGCACGCAATGACGGCTGGGGTGCTGCCGGCACCTCGCGCCTCGTCGACAACATCATCGGCTCCGGCTGGACGCTTGCCGCGCGGCCGAACCACGTCTCGCTCAACATGACTTTTGAGCAGGCGGAGGAGATCGCCGACAAGATCGAGGCCCTGTGGCGGGATTACACGCAGGACGTCGACAAATGGTGCGACGCCGAGCGGACAAAAACGATGGCCGGCGTTCTCGGCCTTGCCGCCCGTCAGCGGTTCGGTCCCGAGGGCGAGGCCTTCGGTGTCATCGTCTGGCAGGACAATGCGCCGCTGTTCCAGACGGCGATTCATGTCGTCGACCCGGCCCGGTGCTCCAATCCGAACGGACGCATGGACGAAGAGTTCCTGCGCGACGGCGTTGCCATCGACGGATACGGCGCACCGGTCGGCTACCACTTCCGCAAGTCGCATCCCGGCGAATTCTTCGCCGGTAATACCGGCCTGTGGCATTGGGAGTATGTCGATCGGGAGACCGAATGGGGGCGGCCGATCGTCGTTCACGCCTACGAGCAGAAGCGCGCCGGCATGACGCGCGGCGTTTCCGACTGGGCGCCGGTCATGCGGTCGATCAAGCAGTCGACCGATTACGAGGATTATGAGAGCCAGGCGGCAATGCTGAATGCCGTTATGGCTGCCTTCATCGAAACGCCCTTCGATCCGGAAGAGATGCTCGAGGCGATGGGCGCGGATTACGGCAACGCCGGGATCGCCAAGCTCTTCGGCGAAATGTCGGCCGCGCAGAAGGCCTATTACGGAGCTGCACCGATCGACTTGCCCGGCGTCCGCATCAACACGCTGCAGCCCGGCGAAAAGGCGACGCTGACCAAGCCGGAGCACCCGAACGCCAACTTCGAGGCCTTCGTCAATGCGGCGCTGCGCAAGGTCGCCAGTGCGATCGGCGTCACTTACGAGCAGCTCACCATGGACTGGAGCCAGGTGAACTATTCGTCGGCGCGCGCGGCACTTCTGGAAATCTGGCGCGGCTTCACCGCCAAGAAGGGCGGCTTCGCCTCGCAGTTCATGGCGCCGATCTATCGGGCATGGCTCGAGGAGGTGTTCGATAAGGGCCTGATCGAGCTCCCGGCGGGCGCCGTTCCCTTCGAGCAGAACCCGGCGGCATGGTGCCATGCGGACTGGATCGGTCCCGGCCGCGGCTGGATCGATCCGCTGCGCGAGGCGCAAGCCGCAAGCGAACGGCTCGCCGGCAATCTCACCACGCTCCAGCAGGAGGCGGCCGAGCAGGGGCGGGACTGGAAAATGGATGCGCAGCAGCGCGCCCGGGAACGGGCGTTCTACGAGCGGCTCGGCCTCGATCCCGACCCGGGCAAGCCCGAAGCCAGATCGCAGGCGAGTGCGGCTCCGCCCGCCGAGCCGGGCGACGAAACCGAGGAAGAGGTCAACGGCCGGACTTCGGCGCGTCGGCATCCCGCCGGCATTCCGAGGATCTCCAGAAGGAAAACGGCATGAGGAACTATCCCGAAATCGCCAGTCGGATGTTCGGCACGCCGCTGATGCTGCATCCGTCGAAGGGCGACATCATTGCGCGGGCTTTCGGCCCGCGCGTGCTCGGCAGCCCGGACGCTCCGGCGCAGGTCGTCGGCGGCGAAGAGATGGGACTCCTCGGCGAGAAGCTGCGCAATGCGACCGACTGGGACGGAGAGCGCATCTACCCTGGTCCGGATCTTGTCGCGTCGGGCATTGCGCTCATCGAGATCGAGGGCTCGCTCGTGAACAAGGGCAAGTGGATCGGCAAGTCCTGCGGCATGACCAGCTATGAGGGGATCAGCGCGCAGGTTCAGGACTGCATCGATCGCGACGACATCAAGGCCGTCGTTTTCGAGGTCGACAGTTACGGAGGTGAGGTGACCGGCGCTTTCGATTGCGCCGAGCAGATCTTCGAGCTTTCGCAGGTGAAACCCACCATCGCGGTCCTGACGGATCATGCGTGCTCGGCCGGTTATCTGCTGGCATCGCCCTGCCGGCAGTTGGTCATCCCGCAGACCGGCATTTGCGGCTCGATCGGTGTCATCTCGATGCATGTCGACATGAGCGCCTGGCTCGCGAAGGAAGGTCTCAAGGTTACCATCCTGAAGGCCGGCGAGCACAAGGCCGACTTCAATCCCTATGAAGCCATCCCCGACGATGTGCTTCAGCAGGAACTGGCGGAGCTCGAAGAGCTTCGCGTCGAATTCGCAGCCACCGTCGCGCGGTACCGTGCCGGCCGGCTGACACAGCAATCCGCTCTCGCCACTGAGGCGCGGGTCTACCGTGGACAGAAGGCGGTTGATGCCGGCCTCGCCGACGCGGTTGCACGCCCTTCGCAGGTTCTCGAAGCCTTCGAAGCTGAACTGAGCCGGACAGCCGGCTAACCCCAA